CCACACCATTATAAACACCATCAGCCACTGTATTAACATCACTTCTTACCGCATCATTTCCTACATACACTGTTGCATCAGCTATTTGAGGCCTTGCGTGTTCTAAGGCTGTAAAATCAGTGGGATGATTTTTAGGATCTAACTGCGGTTGTTTAGGTTCAAACTCAGACGTATGCACCCATGATCCATTCCATTCCTGAACCATTTCGGTATAAGGAAATGCCATTCCTGATCTGTCTGAGATACGCAGTGCGAATCTTCCACTTGAATATTTTCCCATTTTAAACTCCTATGGAATATAATTATGACGAGGAACCATACTGTAACTAGCTTTTTCTACATCTTCACTAGCCGCTCTGATAAATTCTTCATCATAAATTGTTTTTAAAATTTGTATTCTATCGGGTGCATATTTCATTGCAGTATAATAAGCTAATCCCGCAACCAAACATGGTAAAAAACGAAAAGGTATTTGTGCATTTTTAGTATAAGCATTTATATCTGTCATACGTAAAGCTGCATAATATTTCATTGTATAAGCGGAATCTGCTTCAGGAAATAAATATAAAGTTGGTAAAATAGTTCTTTCAAAATAAAATTGAGAAGGCCTTCCTTGAGTAGTTTTTACTGTATAATCCCAATATGTAGATCTTCCTATACGTGTCATGGAAAAATCTCCATTACTGTTAGACATAACAGCCGTATCAATATCAATTATTTGAGAACTATCTTGATCATCTGTTGTTGCATTTCCTGCAGCATCTACAGAATATAAATCAGCTCCTGAAATTGATTGTGTTCCTGCGGGAATAGAAGCCGTTCTATATTGAATAGTCCACAGATTTAATCCTCTGTTTGCCCATTCAGCAATCATTAAATTAATAGAACGCCGTGCGGTTTTTAATTCATAACCTGTACGATCTTGTAAACCGCAACGCTCAAATGCTTCTTCGATCAACGAATCAAGATCTAATATAAATCCCGCTGTTGTCGAGTAGGATGGATCTCCAGTATTAAGTGCCATTTAATTACTTCGCTATTCCCATTCCACGTTTAGCAATGCCACCACCTCTGCGTGTGATTACACCGCCTGTAGCTTCTTTTTTGGCTTTAAGTTTATCCCCATAAACAAATACAAAGTCGTCTGCTAATTTTATTGCCTTAACTTTTGCTTTTCCAGATAATTTCTGAGCATCATTATATAATTTGTTTTTCATTTTGGTATATTCACTCATTTCGCTATTCCCATTCCACGTTTAGCAATACCACCACCTCTGCGTTTAATTGCGCCACCTTTGGCTTTAGCAATGCCCATTCCACGTTTAGCGATTCCGCCACCACGTCTACCGAGTTCTCCTACAATTCTTCTTTTCTCATCTCTAAGATTTCTTCTACCTAGTCTAGTGTCCGCTCTTTCCGCATCCACTCTTCCTAGTTCTTCTAGTCTGTTCATTCTTGAAGTATTTGCCATGTTAGCCTCCTTGACGATTATACTTTTTCCAAGATTTCAGCTTGTGCTTATTCTTCGGCTTTGATCTTGAAGATCTTCCTATACTAGTTCTTTTTTTGACAGGTGTAAAGTAGTCTGATCGTGTCTTAATTAATGACATTAGTCGCCGTACTTATCTTCAATTATTTTATATATTTTAAGATTGCCTTCAGCATCTTCTTTCAGTTCTGCTGTTACAAATCCACATTCATAACGAATTACATTAGCCCTATTATCGGCTAAGTTCCTCTCGGCTTCTCTTTTAATCTTCAAGCATTTACTTATTTTATTTCCCTCTACTAGCATATGCCCGTCCAACGACCCGTTGACAAACATGCAGAGAGCTATTACTTTCATTATAATCATTAGTGACCTCCATTGTTTCTGACTTTATCTTTTAATTTTTCCACGTCGTCTTGTAATTTCTCAACTTGGTTTTTTAAGAAATTTATATTTACGGTATTACTCATCATACTTTCCATTTCTTCCTGAATGGACTCGGTCTGACTGCTAAGAAACTCCAAAAGCATGTACTGCTCATTATCGGCTGGGAGCTGGCCCATTTCACCACGAGGCCATTTTATGCGGAATTCCGTGTTTTTTGTAAGATCTGACTCGGATAGTGTTACACGAGTTTCGAGCGTATTCAGACGCTCCTGCACGCCAAAAAAGGCCCAGACGCCGACCGCTGTGGCCGAAAGTATGGCCAAAAGATTGCGCATAGGCATACTCACCGCTGTTTTATCCGATATGTCAAGTCTATCAGCCATTAATTACTCTGTTGCATGATTGAGCCTTTTTTATTTTTTTTCTTGCTCATTTGCTTAATACTTTTTTCTAAAACATCAATTTTGCCTTTAACATTTTCTATTTCAATAGAGAGATTAAAAGTTTGATTTAAATTCCATGCTCCAAGCCCAATGAGGGCGGAGGCTATAATTCCAATTATCATTCTTTCCATATGAACTCCTGCTTAACAGAAAAAGACTCTTTTACAGAGTCTTTTCCATTGTCTTTTTCCGTATCCGCTATACCGTATGTAACGGATGTTTTGTGGGGTTTCATCGATGTTCCACACCCATAGATACTAAGAAAACTAATAATAGCTAAACTAAACATGAGTTTTCGCATCCCATGTTGACTTAGTAATTTTTTAATAGTTCTAAAACTAAAGTTGCCGTATCATCATCTGTAACTGATTCAAATTCAACTTTTATATCTCCACTATATCCAGAAGATTCAGGATTTAATAATCCTCCAATTGAACTGAAATCCTTGCTATCTGCATAATTACAGGTGATGGCTAAATCATCTGCTGATGCTTCCCAATATAAGGCTAAAGGTTTAGTTACAGCAGTGTTATTAACACTCCACCATACCTTATTGATAACTAAACTTGTGCAGGGATCTCCTGCTGTATTATTATTTAAATTAGCACAGACAATTTCATAAGATTCCGCTGTGGTTGATGCAATTTTAAAATTCATGACAAAGATAGCTTTTCTATC